AAAAACAAGCAAATCAAACAAGAAAGGGTGGTAGGGCTGCAGAGCCATCAAAAAAATAATCTCGGTAAATAATAAATGCCTACTGCCACCAAGCTCATGAACTCCAAGCGACGCGTGATTTTCCAGTCCGACCGTGGTGCCTTCTNCGTCAAGGAGGGTGACAAGAAGATGTACGGGATCAAGGCCCACTTCAAGAAGATGCCCAAGGGTCCCAAGAAGCTGACCGTCAACATGACCGACAACGTGCCCCTGGCCATCCGCCCCTCCAAGCGCGGTGCGCCCATGGGCCCCAGGGAGGGTAAGATTCTTCGTAACATGAACACCGAAAATAGAAAGAAGACCTTCAAGGTGATCTCCCCGGGTGGCACCACCTACAAGACCAAGCGCCAGGCTAACATCGCCGCGTTCCTCAGGCGTCTGACCCAGCCCAGCCCCAAGAAGTGAGGGGTAAAGATTCCTCTCGGTCCGGGTGGATATCTCTCGAAGCAGGGATACGTCGACGTGAGGAGCAAGTCCAAGGCGGTGCGTCACAGGGCACTCGCCAAGGTGGTGGCGGCGGGGGAGCCACCCCTGGGTCTCTTCAGGAGACTCAACGTGCTCATGATTTTGTTCAGGAACCGTGATCCCAGTTTATCACAAATATTCAAATCGAATAGAGATTGGGTGAAGAAAACATACCTAAGTAAACAAAAAGCATGAGGTACCCAACGAAAAAATGAACATCTTCTTTCTCGCCGTGACACCAAGTGAGATTGCCGACATGTACTGTGATCAACATGTCGTCAAGATCATTCTCGAAATATGTCAGATGCTTTATACCGCGTGGTTCTTTGCAGACGAGCACCACGTGGTGACCTCTCGGGCACCCTTCAACAAGAGTGGAAAAGTCAGGGGGTACAGACCGGCACATAGGGGACATCCCATGACCATGTGGGTGGCGTCTTCCCGTGAGAACTACATCTTCGCCGCGGACCTCGCGATCGCCCTCGCCGAAGAGTACACCGCGCGGTACGCCAAAATTCACTCGTGCGAGGAACACGCGCGATGGTTGCGGGCCAACCTGCCGAGTCGNTTCGAACTCCGTGTCAGTACCANGGCGTACTACGCCACTGAGGACATACCCGAGGGCCTGACCCCGGTGCCCGAGTGCATGCCCGAGGAGTACAAGATGCCGAGCATAGTGGATGCGTACCAGATGTATTACATGATGGACAAGATGGATTTTGCACGATTTACACCCAAGTCAAAAAAATTATATTTCGATACGCGAACCAAAGATGAACTCATCAAAGACCTCGACGACGATCTGCTCCTTCATCGAGAAGGGACTGAAGAGTCCAAACTTTATTGAGTGGGCGGATGCCAACGTGTACAGACTCGCGAGTATATACGAGGCGTTCAGGGGTCCCGCGTACTCCCTGGTGGATGCATCACACGTGTTGTTGTTTGTACAGACTGTATGTACCATAGCAGACACCGAGGACACGTTGGACATGGTGAAGACTTTTATAAAATGTCAATTTAAAGATAGTATTGTATAATGTACCATGTGTAGCATATGCTTAGAAGATTTTAATAAGACGAAACACTTAAAGGTGACTTGTCCATTCTGTGAGTACGACGCGTGTAAGACGTGCACCCAAACGTATCTTCTCTCGGTGACCCAAGACCCCCATTGCATGAATTGTAAACACGAGTGGAACCGTGAATTCATAGACTCTTTTTGCACCAAAGTATTCCGAAACAGGGACTATAGGCTTCACAGGGAAAACACACTCCTCGAGCGTGAGAAGGCGAGGATGCCCGAGACCCAGCCCCACGTGCAGCGAAGACTGGAGTGGCAGAGTCTGCGAACATCCTACGATTGGCTCATGAAATTGATGGATCGTGTCAAGGTTTCTAGTAAGATTAGTGACACGGTGAGAATGTACCTCGTAGAAAGTCTTCGGACCACCATAGCGGATGTATTGGAAAATATACGCGCACTCGTGTACACCGACGTACCCGTGACGACCGCCGCTGTCGTGACGCACAAGTGCCCGTCGGGGGAGTGCAGGGGTTTCCTGATGGACGATCACACGTGCGGTGTGTGCAGTGTGACATTCTGTGAAAAATGTCACGAGCCAGACGATCCCGATCACGTGTGTGATCCTGACACGGTAAAGACGATAAAACTCCTGAAGCGTGATACGAAACCGTGTCCTTCGTGTAGTACACCCATACATAAAATAGAGGGGTGTGCACAGATGTGGTGTACCCAGTGTCACACGGCGTTCGACTGGCGCACGGGTCACGTGGAGACTGGGCGAATACATAATCCACACTATTTTGAATTCAAGAGACGCACGAGAGAACACGGGGACATACCGTGTGGGGGGAGACCGACATATTTCGAGTTGGTGGACGTCGGTGCTTCGAGGGACATACTCAACCTCTCGACCAAACTCTTGGAGATGGACAGGGAACTCATGTACAAGTACGGGTACACGTACGGAGATAACCTCCAACTGAGAGTGCACTACATGATGAACAACATGACCGACGAAGAGTTTAAGATGCACATTCAGAGGCGCGACAAGCACAATGCAAAGATGCGCGACATCCAGGATATATACAGGATGTACATCGATACGGTGGGTGACATTCTGAGGCAGTACATGTTGGACCCCCGTAACGAACCGGTGTTCATGGAGGAGGTCAGGGGTCTCACGGGGTACACGAATCTTGTCATGGAGAGAATCAGAAAGAGATACACGGCGAGGGTACCACACAATATAATGTTGTGATATATTACATGTTACTATTGATTGCTATAGTCGTACTCGCGTTGGCTATTCTACTACGCCCTAGGTACCATGAACCCAAAGTGGTCAAGAATCTATTGACGCACGAAGAGTGTGATTACATCATGGAACAGGCTTCGAAGAGACTCGCACCTTCTACGGTGTCTCATGATAAGGTGGTCGANGACGNNNTTCGCAAGAGTGAGACTGCGTGGTTGGACAGAAAAGATCCACTCGTCAGAAGCGTCATGGAGAGATGCATCGGCATGACCGATCGACCGATCGAAAACTGTGAAAAACTTCAGGTGCTCAGGTACACCCCTGGTGGTTTTTACAAACCTCATCAGGATTGTTTCAAGGATGATAAAAACAGACGCATGCACACCTGTATCATCGCCCTCACGGATGACTACGAGGGGGGAGCCACCGTTTTTCCTAATTTGAAAAAGGAATACAGACTGCGAAAAGGTGACATGCTTTTCTTCGACTGTCTGAACGATTGGGGGCACATGACTCCTAAAGCGTTACACGGGGGTGCTCCCGTGACGAACGGAGAGAAGTGGATATGTAATCTATGGATCCGAACGTACCCTTACGACACTTAACCAATCGTCGTACATGAGCACACCGTGTACCACACCCCCTGATAGAAGACCTCTCAGGAAAGGCACTGTCGTGAATGGCATGGCGAGTAAACTGAGTAGCCAATGATGTAAATGAATAATATATTTGTTAAACGATATCTGATTAAACGTGTATGGACAATGAGGTCGACAACTACTCTTGTATAAACAAAATGCTAAAATAAATCCAACAAAGAACGTATACATATAATACTAAAACAAATTTAACACGTCGTACATGCTCAGGTTGGCGCATTGTTTTTTGTAAAACATGTGCCCCAGACGATCCTTGTTAATCACGTGAAGATGGAGACTCTGTACACTGTTGAGGGGCCAACAGTGAAAGTAAAACCCTGGATTCTTCCATCCCCTGTTTTTAGCGTATTCCAGGGCTGTGAGAAGAAGGTCGTTGAGAAACTGAATGTCCTTTTTAAGTACGATGGGTAATATGTTAAAATAGTCTACGTGAAGATTTTTGGTCGTGATGAAGACGTGTCCAGGACCATTCTCGTCTGGACCAGCCATCGAACCCCCGTCGAACGTCGGGTCGTTCCACTTCTCATCGTTGATCGGCCGATTATGACACAAGACAAACTTGGATGCATGTGCACCCAAGAGTGACTGATCAACCTTGTTGGGGGTGTCACCGTTCGCTATGGAAGCAAACACGTTGAACGGACCCACACCGGTGGTGAGCATATCGTTGGCATCGATGATGTTTTTCATCTTGAACGCATGTTTTATTTTTTCAAATTCATTCGTTCCCTCGCAATACTCAATGTATCTTCGCAGAGTGTTGATATCGTTGATGACCGGAAAGAGCGCTTTGATATCGACGGGAGTGCTTACACATGAACCCATTTTAATTGTCTTTGTTGTTGATGATTGTGTCTTAGGTTTTGATTGTGCTCGGGACAAGAAAAACGTAAGTAAAGAAGATCCGCCATGGAATATCAGAACAAGATGAACGCTCACTCCATCAAAGAATACATCCTCAAGCTCGAGAAGGAGAACATGGAACTCCGTGAACAGCTGGAAGCCGCATCAACCCACGCCGTGTACTTCGACGATGAAGAGTCTGTCTCATCCGCCGAGGATGTCAACGCTGAATTAGCCGAACGCTTCTATGCCAAGGCGGACAAGGAGGAAAATCCTCACAAGAAGCACGCCTACAAGAATGTGGGTGACATCATCAAGACGCTTCACTTTGAAGTGTCGCACGGCGAAGATGTCAAGCACATCAGAGGCGTCGGAAAAAGCGCGGTGCGTCTCATTAACCAATGGTTAAATGTCTGAGTATATAAATGTCTATTACTCAGGAGCAAAAAAATTTCATCAAGAAGATGGCTCCCGGTATACACGTGTACATGAATACGGGGGATCGCGCGAATACTCTATTTGAAAAGGCTGACGGGGAGATTGAACTCTTCATAAAAAGGAACTTGTTGGCCCGTGAAAAAAATAAAATACGAACGACCCGTGTGTGGTTTTGTGAAGAAACATTTTGCAAAGTCGTGGATTCTATGATTGATGAAAAACTAAAAAAACTCTTAGATTATTTTGACACCCACGATATGCCCATGTGTGATGTGTACGTTGAATCTTGTTTATGTCCCAGTGACTTGTCTGAAACAGAAACAAAATGGGGAGAACGTCTGATGGATGGTTCTTTAATAACGTTCACAGAATTTTTGAGATGATATTTTTATAAATATATAATAAGCATGGGTTTAATATATAAATTGACTTGCCCACAGGGAAAATCCTATATAGGACAAACAGTACAGACATTACAAAAAAGAATAAATAATCATACTCACGGTAAAAGTTATTGTAGAGCATTGAAAGATGCCATAAACGTTAATGGGATTTGTAATTTTAAGAAAGAAATAATTTGGGAAGGTGAAAATACTCTTTTATCAGAAAAAGAAAAGTATTATATTAATCATTTCAATACAATGTATCCAAATGGTTATAATCTTTCATCAGGAGGTGGGAGAGGTGAAAGTAGATCGAGTAATACTATTGAACTTATGACCAAAATTCAAAGGGATATTACAAAACGAAGAAATAACGGATTACTTGGTTATATAGTAGAAAATAAATCTAAAATAGATGGACGAGTTACATCATGGACTTTTAGAAATAACAAACAGGGTTCTCTAGGAAACTTTAAAAATAAAGAAGATGCATTGAAATTTCAGATTGATTACACACAAAACCCTGATATGTATATAAATTCTTATGTTAAAAAGAGAGTTTCAAACGGTAAAGGTGGAGTTTATTACCGTAAGCAAATTAACAAATGGGTAGTTTCGTTATATATAAACGGGAAAAATAGATATTTTGGATCATATGACACAAAAGAAAAAGCAACTAATGTATTAAAAATATATAAGATACCCCCGCCGGGAATCGAACCCGGAATTTGACTTCACTCATTGGATGTTACTCCAGTCAAGTATACAATAGAATGTATAAGAATCATGTGATTACCGTTTCACCACAGGGGTCATATTTATTATTCGCCCCTTTTCTTTAAATACTTTTACTTAAAAGAAAACACCCTTTGAATACTATGATTCACGAATACGTCAAAGAAGTGTACACCGCTCTCGGGCCCGGGTACAGTGAACGCGTGTATCACAACGCCATGGAGGTTATCCTCCGTGAGAATGGTGTTTCCTACGAATCTGAGCGCATCGTGCCCATCGTGTTCAGGGGGCACACCATAGGTAATCTTCGAGCGGACATCATCATCAACAAGACGACCGTTCTGGAGCTCAAGTCCGTGAAGACCATGAACGAAGCCATGGTGTCTCAGGCGAAAAACTATCTGAAACTCTTGGNTCTCGAGGAAGCCTACCTGATTAACTTTCCACCGTGCATGAACNCCGAACCAGATGTGGTCCATGTCACGAGATTATAATATTCCGTTAACTCAATGTATGACAAATCCGAATGTCAGACGGGAATAATACACGTAGGCTACGGCGCTTTTCATCGCGCACATCAGGCGATGTACATAGACGATTACATGGAAAAGACCGGTGATCTCAGGTGGGGTATAGTGGCTGTGAACCTGAGAAACGAAGGGTTCCGTGAGATTGATGATTACGTGGTAAAGACACCCACCTCTCATAGATTCGTGAGGTCATCTCGATTACATAGACTGGACGAAAAACAGAACCGTGGCGAAACATCTACTGACGTTACCGAGTGTTCATCTGATAACTGTGACTGTGACGGAGAGTGGGTATGCCCCGGGGTCACCACTCTTCGAGTACCTGGCGTGTGGTCTCAGAAACAGAAAGACACCCATCACTATACTGTGTTGTGACAACATCAGACAAAACGGTATCGTGCTCGAAACACAATTCTTAGCCTACCTCTATCAGACGAATCAATACGAACTGGTCGAATGGATCAGGGAAAACGTGAGCTTCCCATCTTGTATGGTGGATCGCATCACACCCCGCAGTACCCCCCTGCTTCGTTCGTGCGTGGAGAGCCTCTTTCCAGGTTACGGTGATACGGCGGTACACTGCGAGGACTATACCCAATGGGTCATAGAGTCCAAGTTTGCCTCTGACTTTCCCGACCTGACGAAGGTGGGTGCGATCATCACCGACGACATAGAGCCCTACGAGGAGACGAAGATTCGCATACTCAACGGGGGTCACACGTCACTGGCGTACCTGGGTGTGCTCTCCGGTTATCAGACGTTCGACCAGGTGATGAACGATCCCACGCTTCGTGAGCATTTCAGGAGGCTCCAGCTGGATGAGATCGTACCCTCCATAGACACGGAGCTCCCCTTCGATGTACACGCGTACGTGAAGACGGTCGAGAAGCGCCTGTCATCCCCGGCCAACAGGGATGAACTGGAGCGCATATGCATGGATGGGTTCACGAAGTTTCACACGTTCATCGTCCCATCGTTGAAGAAGTGTCTCGAGCAGGGGAAGCACCCCGTGCACATGTACTTGAGCATAGCTGGGTGGTACAGATACGCGCGACTTTTCGCCGAGGGATCTTCGAAGATTCGATACGATGAACCCAACTGGCAACTCCTCGAACCCCTGATACGCGAGGGGGAGGTGGATGCCTTTCTTTCGAGCGAACGCCTGTGGGGGGACCTCCCTCCCTCCTTCAAGAAGGACATGAGACACATCCTATTAAATGGTGGGGATAAACTCCCATCGTAAGTCGTGGCATATCTTTTTCCATATGATGTCTTGTTGGTGTAACTTTTCCTTGGATTTGAGCAGTGGAAAGTATTGAAGGTACGAATCTTCGCTGAGGAGTTCACAAAATTTATAAAGCACGTAAGAGTAGCTCAAAAAGTTTTTACGCTCCGTGGGACAGTTTTTATCGAATGGTTTTTGTATGTCCTTGAACATGAGTCTCAGTCGCTCTTCGAGAGCCTGTGGCATGTTCGGTGCCCGGATGCCGCTCAGTATGTTCGTGATGTAGGGGACGTGCTCGTAGTACTTGTTGAGTTTGAGTTTTTTCAAGAAACCCCTGACTTTCGCGTGTGTAATCTCAGTGACACTCTTTATCTTTGTCTTTTTGAATTCACTTCGTAATTTTTCGATGACATCGGGTGGTATGGTGGTCATCTCCTGCGCCTGAAACTGTGAGAGCCATTCGTTGAAGTGATTGTCTCTTTTGTACGAGTAATTGATCACCTTCCCCGATGTTTCCTGTTCCTCCTTGTAGGTGAGTTCTTCGCTTATGAGCACGTCTATCACCATACCACAGTTGTCACACACCAGTTCGCTCGTGTCGTTAAACTGAAAAATGTTACTATCTGGGCAGGTGGGGCAGACGTCTATCTTCTTCGTGACGGGTCTATCGATGTTCTTTTTCTCGACGTCTATGAGATAATCCACGAATATATCCTTTCTTTGAAGTCCCACGGTCTCCTTACAATTAAAGACGTTATCTGTGGTGACCTCACCTTCCATGTCGGCCGTGTATTGTTTCATGTAAGGCATACACTGCATGATGTATTCGGACATTTCGGATTCGTACGTCGATTTGTTTTCGGGGTCATCATCTATTTTATCCATCCATTCTTGAATTCTATTATTATACCTGCTTAAAAAATTACCTTCCATGATAGCTAATGAATCTTATCCACAAATTTTTAATTAACATAATGTGTTTTATCAAGAACATGCTTAAAAAACCGGATTATAAAATCATCTCAAGGGAGCTCGAATACTGGGTGAATAACGGTGAGGATTACATGACATCGAATACTTTTTGGGAAGATCAATCGGGGGAGTGGGACGATGAGACAGAAACATACGCTGTAGAGTTGAATGAAAATGAACGTGTACCGGAACCTCCCGATGTCGTCACGAAATTGTTGATCAGGGTAAAGTACTGGTACAACAATCACGTGTATAAATACCTCACGTACGATAGGGAATACACCTGGCCCCCTCATACTGAAAAGGGCATGCGCTTCTCCATCCCACTGGTGAGTGCACAATTACTGAATAAGGATGGACACCCTGTGAAGGATGTACTCGCGAAGGTCAAGCGGTACACGGGCCCCCACGAGTGTGAGAAGGTGAAAATTTCTGACATGCTGTATTACGACGAGGAGACGCTCAAGGAGTCCTTACCGAAGATACTCTTGAAAAATATCCTGGGTGTGAAGAAGATGGTCAGCACGACGGATGGGTACATCACTGATCTTCGGATACCTTAGTCGCCAAGTAGAATTTCAAGTCTCCTAGATTAGCCACGTTGTATTTGAGTATGAGAAACCTGTTTTGTTCTTCCTGCATGATTTGAACCGTCGCACACATGCTCGTAGCCTTTGTAAAAATGTTCATGTACCGAAGAGAATAGACTCCTGACATGGAGGGGCTCTCGTCCGTACATTGGATCTCCGTGTCCTGATTGGCGAAATCACCCTGGCACACGAATCGTAGCGTTTTTCCTGACCGCGTGATCTCTATGTCTTCTCCTATGTTTGCCATGTCCCTGCAGATGCGCTGAAAGTCTACTGAGGGGACGGGTGTGTTCATCGTCATGTTCATCTCGGGTACCTCGATCTGATTTTCGTTTATGTCCAAGAGCTTGAGTGCAAACTTGGTGCATGTTTTTTTCTGTTCGCTGTGAATCTCGATGTTCATGTACTCCTTGCAGTCTATGGATATGATCAACACGTCGTTACTGGTGATGGTCTTCAGGAGCTTGTACATGTTGGTGACGTTCACACCCGTGTCCACCTCCTGATCACACGAATACTCCTCGAAGTTTTCAGCCGGGAGGTGCATGTCTATGAGTGACGTTCGCGCCGTGTCGAGTGTCACCAGGTACACTCCATCTGGTTTGAAGTATATGTTCACATCGTTGAGTATATCCTTGAGCACTTCGAAGGTTGCTTTTATGGCTGCGGCTTGGACGGTGACGAGACGCATTCTCGTTGAATGTGTACTTAATTCTTTATATCACCGTAAGCTTCTGTGACGCTGCGACTTATTTTCGCCTCTAGCTCCGGAGTCATCGCGGGCTGGAGGGATCTCCCGTATTCATCGAGACCGAACATCACCGCACTTCCCTCACCGTCCAGGGTGGTCATCTCACAATTTCCAAACCCACACGTCTCGAGTTCCTGCACAGGGAGAAGGGACTCCAGCCAATTCTGGATCTCCTTGCCCACGAGCACCTTTCCATTCTTCGTGAGCATGGTGGGTACCCTCGTGATTTTCGTTCTGTACTGAGGGGGTATACCCATCGTGTTGACGTTGTGAAACTGAACAATCTGTTTGAGTTGGGTGTGTCTGTTGATGTAATTGACTATGTCCACGCTGTGAGAACATTTGGGACTAAAGATCAGGAGTGACATCTTTGTTTTAGATTTTCAAAAAAAAATATACAATTATCGCACAGTTTTTTTGTAAAGTATAGTAATATGATTACCATACTTTTGATTCTCATAGT